CATACCGATAAGTGTACTCTACCATAAGAGCAACCATGTGGTCGTACAACCATGTGTAATTTTCCAAACTGGAACGAACCCAGATAGTGCTTGGATGATTCTTATGAGCCAGTTTATACAGACCCCTACGATCAGCATACTCATCCCCGTCAAGGACACGATGTGCAGTAGAGAGCATCTGTGCGCTCTCCAGTATCATCTTAACCACATGCTTGTCACACATCATCTGTGCGGCAATCACAGGGTCGCGGTCTAGATAGAATATGTTCATTTGATTTCCTCAAGAGTATCCATAATAGCACTCATTCTTCTTTCCTTTTCGAATCCAATAATAACATCTTACCTTGTTTTTCATCTAATGTCAAGACCCTTTCAGTCTCAATCATATCAATTATTAGAGTTGTGATACCAACTTCCTTATCCAACTCAGCAATCCTTTTTTGCAACTGCACCAGAGTTTCTTGATAATATTCTATCTCTCGTTGTTTCTTGAGTCTAGATTCAATCAAGTCTGTCAATGATATTACATTATCAGTCATCGTTCCCATTTGTAGAAAATATGGTCTTGTATCTCTACAGTCCTTCTCTTGGTCTTTGCCCATGATGGCATTACATAGTCTGCATGGTAGTGTGTTGCACCATCAGTGATATCATAGAACGGCAGTTCATTGGACAAGATAGAATCAGCAAGACTCAACATCTTATTATATGTAGTCTTACTCTTTGGTTTGTCTGACTTACCGTCACAGAACCATGAGAATTGACATCGATGCTTGATAGGAATTTTTACTTTAGGGTCTTTCCAAGATGGTCTAGTTGGTCCTTCTTGCACCACTTCACAGATTGTATTAGGAAACCTGTCATCATTTACACGATTAAGAACAACCGCCGTGACCGCCATCCATCCGGCAGTTCCTTGGTTCCTTGCCTCATAATACATGTTCTTTGCAAGACAGGTTGCAGACTCATCATATTGAACAGTGGGTGGGTTGGGAGCTCCTGCAACAATAGCAGTCCCGATTACAAATGCTTCAAGTCCGTTCATGCTTCACCCATTTGTTCAGTGATATACCGTTTGGCATACCGAGATGCCTCAGACGAACAAAAGAACTTCTCTGCATCCTCACAGATTTCATCAACAGTAAAATCAAACGATTTCGGAGCATCGAAGAAATAACCATCAACAAACTCTTCGATATCCATCATCCAGTTTTTCATCTTACTCATATTGCATACTCCTCTTCAAATTTTTTCAACAGATCACCCTGCATGGCATATGCCTCAATCTCCCAAGGCTCATCCTCATACGCGGTGGTTTCATCATAGACCTTACCCATGTACATCTTGCGACCATGAGTCATGTCCTTCATTTTACGAGTGGCACTCTGCCAAACATGCACCATCTCATGACACACAGTTTCTAACAGCTCTCCACCAGTAAGACTTTTATCAACATCAATATAGAAGTCCCGATTGTTGTCACCTTCGTAACACCAACCAGCAACACCCTCACTCTTGAGGTTCTTGATGTTGACCTCAATCTCAAGGGTTCGCATCCGAGGCATTAACTCACTGATGCAGAAGATAACCGCACTCTCAACGAGAGCGCGTTTCATCTTAGTAGAACCTATGACATTGATGTAGTTCATAATTAAGCTCCCGTCCAACGAACAGTGTAACCACCTTTGAGAATGTTTCCACGGGGAAAGTTCCGAGCAGGAGCAGCCCAACCAGCGGCTTTCAGAATGTCACCCTTTTTGAACTTCTTGTCGTTGTCGGTGTTGACAATAAAACCCCAAACGCTACCACCTTCACGGAAGACCTTGATGTACTTAGTTCCCACCTTGTAGGTGATTTTCTCGTTGAACTCAGCAATCATCTTCTTACGAATCTCACCGTTACCAGAATTGTACCGAACATCGGCATAGTCTGCTTTGATGTTCTCAATCAGGGTGTTCATTTCGTTGTTCATGTCTCTTCCTTTGTTTTCTCAGTTTATACCTAAGTATACCATACGGATTCGGATATGTCAACAAAAATCGTAGCGTCTAAGTCATTGATTCTAAAGGAAACTCAAAAAAAGTTAACCACCTGATGCCATACCCTTGGCCTGTGGATACTGAGCAGGTTCGATTCGTTTGTATTCATCATCCCAATCAAACGCTTCCTTGACCACATTATCAGACAATCCCTTGTATTTGCGGTGCAGTTCCTTCTTCTTTGCAGCAACCAGCAGTTCTGCTTCATCAGCCTGAAGCGCTTCAAGCATCTGAACGAACATCAATTCACGTTTATTCTGATGCATACCGGGATTACCGCCCTTGATGAAGTGATACAATTTCCTCACCTCTTGCTGCAATGAAGTATGCTCTGTGCCGTCTGGTGCATCATTTGGTGTGTATGGTACATCACCTTCGGGTAGTTCCCATACGATTTTTGGGTCAAAGGACGACTTGCAGATCATGCGAAGTGCATCAGTCTGGTACTGCCTCAAAAATTGAACTTTCTCTTTCTTTGTCTTTATCTTGGAAACCTGTGTCAAGATTTCAGCAAAACTGCGTGTATATGTGTCTATCGCCATTAGAATTCTCCTATCGATTCAACGAGGTTTCTCAACCTCTTCTGTGTAAAATAATTTAGTAGTTTGCTACGGTCACCATCTGGTGCATCTTGATACTCTTTCAGTATATCAAAAAATAACTCAGGTGGTGATTCTTTGAGGTCAATCAGTCTCTTGTTTCTTTGAAAGTTTCGTTTGACCTCATCGTTAGGAAACTCTCCCTCAACCATAGCCTGAATTTTCTTCCTGCTCAGAGGTTTCTGCCGCAGTCCATCAACAAAGGTATTGTCTGGTGATAGCACGTTTGGAATGCCGTCACTACTGTCACCTTTTAGAACATGCTCACTCAGATAGATATCTGGGTCAACACCATTAACAAACTTCTTGGTGATGGGGCTGTATTGTGTCACGTTACGGAACTTCTGTAACTGAATGAAATCCTTGTCGCCTGACAGGATCAACGTCTTACCGTTATCGAACTCCAACTCACCACACAGTGCAGCAATAATATCATCTGCTTCTGCACCATACACTTCAAGATGTTTGTAGGGAAAGAACTCTTTCAGTTCTGCCTTGATTGCATTCAGCACTTCGAAGATAGCATCCCAATCGTTAGAAGAAGTTTCTCTACCCTTCTTGCGACTGTGCTTGTACTCAGGATAATAATCCCGACGCCAGTAGTGTTTGGAGTCATAGCATAGAACCAGTTCACCATACTCATCGCAGAACCTCATGCGATACATGCGTAGGGAATTCAGAATCATATGGCGAACCATATCCTCATCGGGTGCAGTCTGCTTTGTCATGTGCAGATGCATCATCACGGATGCAACTGAAATTTGGTTCATGTCAACTAATATCATAATTATTCTTTCGTTCTATTTATAATGGTCGCATTGAAGCTCATCATGCGCCGTTCACCTTCTACAGAGAAGGGATACACAAGATGCTTCAACCAAGAAGGAAACACAAGGAACTTGCCCACCTCTGGTTTGAATTTTATATTGTCTGCACGAAATGGTTGTGACTCACCAAACCCAAATTCGATCAAACCTTTTGCCGGATAGTGATCTTGAAAATCTTCTTCCCATTCATCGTTCATACCCTCTGGCACCTTGAGATAGACACCAGCAGAGAAGTCACCGTTGTGGTGGTGAAAGGGATTGAAGTCACCAGCATACTGACTTACCACCCAACTATGAGTCAGATGGATATTGTCGATGGTTGGTTTTGTTCCAGTTTCCATTCGAGTCCACGGGTTGTTCCTGTTCATCTTAATCATATGAAGCAGATAATCCAGACAGCCCTGTTTCATAGTCTTGAATAGAAATGACCTATCGCCGGGGTCAGTGACAGGAATCAAAATCTCCTTGTTCACCTTACCAACAAGCTTGTGTGACCAATCCCACTGCTTGCTCTTTTCTTCACTTGACAAAACATCATCAGCAACGTCATTGACAATATCAACAAACCTCTGTGGCACTGTAGTCTCTAGAATTGTTGGACTAAATGGTTCATGAAATTTCTGGGTCATCATCATCCTCTATCAAATTTGCAAGTTCAACAATAGTTTCGAAGTCAACTTCTGTTTCATAAGAACCATCATCATCATCGTCATGAATATTAACGTACTCTTCCATGAACTTCTGTGTTATGTGAGCCATTCCCATATCTCTATATATAGAACCGTTTACCAACGAAATAACCATTGCCATATCACGAATGAAAGTCTTTGCACTAACATCAATACCATTTTCACTCATGGTATGAATCATCTGAACCATCAAACTCTGAGTAAGTTCCTCAGCGAATTGCATGTCCTGTTGCATGGCAATAACATCGGTATCAGGAAGTTTTACTTCTCTTCCGCTTTTTGCGAGCCACGGGCCCTTTATCACGTTCTCCGGTGGCGTCGTCTCTTGGTCGCTCATTTCCATATTCCTCTTCAAGCATTTCTTGTGTCCACACCAATCCCAAATCAGGATAGAATGTTCCTACGTCTCGTTTTGGTTGACCTTTCCTTGGGCCATACCAGTAGTATCCTAATGCAACACATCTGTTGCGTATCTTACCTTGTTGTTGTTCTCCGTAGAACATGTCCACCCAAACACCATCACGAAGGTATTTTTGCATATTACGAATGTACCCCTCATGATCTGCAAGTTTTGCGTCTGCGCCCTTTACTTTTTGTCTTACAGCAGCACGTTCAGACTTTGCATAATCCTGTTGAACCTTGATCCACTTCTTAACTCTAGCAGGACTTAGCTGATGTTCATCAGGAAGACCACGTAAACTTTCATGTATGTTGGTCTTACCATAATCGGGGTTCTTAGCAAGTTTTGCCTCTCTTGCTTTTGCAAGACGTTCTGATGCAGCTGCTTTCTGCTCATCAGTCATAGGTTTGCGAGGTTTGCGTTTCTTAGGTGCTTTCCACTCACTATTGTCTGTAGTAGCAGTGATCTTTTTCTTGCGTGGCATTGGATTAATATCCTTGTTCTTCCATTCGTTTTTCGAGATTACGTTTCTGTCGGCGTTTAGCTGCAGCACGTTCGTGTCGCCTCTTCTCACCCTTCGATGTGTAGAACTCTCGTTCTCGCAGTTCATTAAAGAACCCGTCTTCTGTGAGTTTCTTTTTCAGAATCCTCATTGCCTTGTCAACATTATTGTTACGCACTTCAATTCTCACGATTATCTCCTCATTTCAGCAAATGTTGTTTTATTATGTATTACGACTTCACCATCAGTTTCAATCCAAAGTTTTGCACCACATTTCCTTGGTTTATCTGGACTGTATATCATTGAACTAGGGCCAAGAATATCAACCTGTGATCCGTACCAAATCTTACCCTCAGCCTCTACTCGACAGACAGGAAAAGTTTTTCCGTGTTTATCGTTTGACTGTTTAAGTTGCTTGTTAATATGAATAATAGTTTTCATTATCTCCTCATGTTTGCTATTGATTTAGCATCATCTTTTCTACGAATAGGTACTGCATTAGATTTATGCATCTGTCCAATACCTATGATTTCTGTACCAGTGTAAACATTCTCTGGTTTCTTTGCCATACTGGGATTATAGAATTGGTCGGAGTTGTAAGATTCGAACTTACGACCCCCTGCTCCCAAAGCAGGTGCGCTACCAGACTGCGCCAAACTCCGTTTAGGTTTAGTTTCTTTGGGTCCAGACACACCCATCTTCTTGAGAAACTTTGCGTGTTTACGCTCTGCCTCTAGGACAGAGGCCGACTTCTTTTTCTGTTTGCGCTTGCGAGTATTCGTAGTCGAATAATACACAGGCAATAAATGCATACCGCTCATTATATAACTATAAACTAATTTTTAGAATTTGTCAAGTAGTTTTTTTGGCTTCTTTAACTGCCTTTGCAATCAATTCTGAAATGGGGACAAGTTCCTTGTCACCATCCTTATCCAACTCCGTTGCAACAAAACCTTCAGTTTCAAGAGTATCCAACATTGATGCAATGATCGTTTCTAACTTATCATTGATAGACCAGCGACCAGCAAAGTATGCTGCTGCAATTGAACCCACTGCAAGGGCTGTGTGAAGGTATACATCCATAATTCTATTTATCTCTTTTAATTTCCGAGTGTCTATACAGTATACATGAAAAAAAGAGACTTGTCAAGAGGTTTTTTAGAATCTAGAAAGAAATCTTGCGATGTGATGTACAAAAGGTAACAATGTTGCAGCCATGAATAGGTTTACACCAGTGTGAGCCATTGCAATTCTGAGTGTATCACCTTTCGGCATACCATCAGAGACAAGCATTCCTGCCAACCAAATCGTTCCAGTTGTTCCAATGTTCGCTCCAAGGACAGCTGCAATTGCGGCGGGAAGGGGAACCGCACCAGATGCAACGAGTGCAATGATTGCAGTAGTTGATAGAGAAGATGACTGCCACAACAAGGTCATTACAATACCACCAAGAAACATCCAGTAAGGATTATGAATAAAGTAACTGAGATGGTCCATGTTACCCATCGACTTCATTCCACCAGAGAACATTTTTAAACCAATATAAAAAACTACTAACCCAACTAGGGCTGTGATAACAGGGTTACCCAAATCCATTTTCTTAACCTTCTTGTATAATTGTTTAGATACTTTATCCATTAGATTTCCTTCTATACTATGTATGTGAAGTTTTTCTAATGTAACAAAACTTTAACAAAAAAGCAAGTCACTTTGTCGTTGCAATGAACACACCATTCCAATCTTTGTCTAATGGCTGGGTCTTCATGAACTCACATCGTTCAATCCACATGGTATAGTAGTTTCTCATTCTTCCATCAAACTCTACACTCAAATCATTGCACAAACGAATGGCATGGTCAAACTGCTGATTACGATAATACTCATGCATCTTTATGTGTTGACTTTCTGCAAAACCCCAATTAGTATTCTTCATCATCCAATCCATATCACACAGAACGGTGTAGATACGAATACCCACGGTCTTACCCTTGACCGCCAGTTCATCGACCTTGAGATAGAAGAAGTCATCCTTGGTCATGTCATAGGTGGACTCTCCCACCAGCAGTAGACAACCATACTCTTTACACTTGGATTCAATACGAGCGGCAGTTGATACTGCATCACCTAGAACATCATAACTATGACGTTTGGTACTGCCCATCTCTCCAAGGTAACCAAGGCCGGTATTGATACCAGCACCCATACCCACAGGGGGACGACCTTCAGAAACGATTTTATCATTAAACTTCTCCACTGCACTCAACATTTGTAGTCCAGTTTTCACTGCGCTCCTTGGGTGGTCATCGTCGTCAATAGGTGCATTATGTATGTGCATAGATGCGTCACCAATATACTTGATAACCATACCATCAGAGTCTAGAATAGGTTGCGTGATTGCATCCATGTATCCATTCATAATTTCAGTAAGGCCTTTAACGTCATCACCGAAACTCTCACCCAATGGTGTGAACCCACGAAGGTCGGAGAAGCAAATGCTGATCTCCTTCTTCATGCCGTCTTTGATTAATGCAGGGTTCTCCTGTAGAAGACGAACCACGGTAGGCGAAGCATACCCTGCGAACTGTTTCTTGATTTCCATCTTCTCTTTATATTCTTCCATGAACCGTAGGAACGCAGCGATAGCCCACACAACAAACATGGTGAGAACAGGATAAGACCAATCTACCAGATAACTATACTCTGTAAAGAGGTAGGATGACCCGTAGAATGTACCGACAAGAAATATGGGTAGTAACACTGCACCAAAATACCACGCCATTGTCAGTACCACAATTGTGAGGATTAACGCACCGGCACCACTGACTGCAAGTTCTGCTAGGTCTGTCCAGAATGGTCTGGTGATATTGCGACCTGTCATCATGGTCGCCAGTGATGCAGCAATGAGGTCATGCGAATGTATATTACCAACAGGTGTTGATACTACACTTTCTAGACCTGATGCAGTCATACTCAATATTACGATCTTACCACTGAGATCAGGCAACTTCTCATGCAACGCATACACAGGTGTCTTCCACTTGAAGTCCAACCAGATATTACCATTTGCATCAGTGTCAATCATCTTATACTTCGGTATGCGTAGTTTCTCCACACCAGCAATACCTGTCTTCATCTGGAAGGACACATCACCAGCAGCTATGCGTAAAATCTCCATACTGATAGATGGAAACAGTTTACCATCTGATGCAATGACCAGAGGCATACGACGAGTCACACCATCCTTCTCTGGTGCGATTACCATCATACCAACTGCATTGGCACTCTCTGCAATTTTTGGAATAGGACCAACCACGCCGGGATATCTATACACCCACGGTTGCCAATCTTCTCCAACAGTTGCAACACCACGAACCACACCAGTATTACTCTTGTCATTGCTGGGTATCTGTCCTATAACTGTAGGAGTTTTCTTGAGAACTCTTGCGAGTGCATCATCTTTACCAAATCTGTCTGGGTCTGCAAATAGAATGGGGACAACCACGATAGAGGCACCAGCCTGATAGAGTTCTATAATTTTGTTTGCAACCCTGTTTCTGTCCCAAGGCCACTGTCCTAGTGTTCTGATTGTCTGATTGTTAATCTCTACCGTTGCTAGGTTAGAGAGAGTCATTGACTCTTGATTGCGTTGGTGTTGGTCCAGTGCTTTCAATCGCACCATATCCAGAAACCACGGGTCTGCAAAACGCAATCCACACAATATTAAAATAACAAATAATGATATAATCCACTTTTTCATTTCAATTCCCTTGTGTAACGCTTACACTGCATCCCCCCACTGTCGCACAACTTTGCGATAGACTATACGATTGTGCTGTGCCGCCCTGTTGTTTTAGGTCTAGAGTTGTTGAGTAAGACCCCGAAACTGTTACTGTAGCACTGTGTGCAGCGTTACCAGTTTGTACCATATCAATATTATTAGTATCGTTATTCACAGTCAAGTTCATTGTTTTACTCACGTTACTATCTTGTCGCATGTAAATATCGTTGCTATCTCCGTATATATAGGTCACCATGCTATGTTCATGTCCAGAGTTATTTGACCTTTGACTTCCTAAAAATGTATTGCTTGACCCGTGAATATCAAGTATTATAGAATGACCACCATGTTCTACTGTATCAGACGAAGCAACACCGCCAGCTGTCACGGTATATCCCTGATAAAACTCAACATCATTACTATCGCCCTTTATGTGAAATTCAAACCTGTCTCCACCACAGGTTGATTGATTGCACAATTGTTTTACCAATAGAGAATTACTGTCGCCGTCGAGGTCACCACCCCATGATGCACCAGAGCCCCAAGCAGAAGTATATCCAACGTAACCGTCTTTACCCTCTTGTGTTATGTTGATGGTATTGTTTCCACCGCCATGACTCATATTAATTTCATTATCATTTCCATCTACATCCACAGTGATACTATTCGAATTACCAGTGGTAACTTGATTGATTATAACTGAATTGCCTGCAAAAGCAATGTTAGTCAGACTGAGTAATAGTAATGATATTAGAAGCGTCTTCATCTCTTGTTGTTATCTCCGGCACGGGTGTACCCTGTGTAATGTTGATTGTATATCCATAGTCGTTTATCAAGTCTAGTTCTATTGTATTGTTTCCTACCCTTCGTATGATTCGTGTGCTGTTTCCGTCTACCAGTGTATTGACTTGTGTTGACTTATTAAATCCACTTGTCCTACCATCTATCAACTCTGACTGAGCCAAAGCAAGAGCAATCTGGTCAAGAATGTTACCTAGTAACTCCACATCCAAATCGTTAATGTCCAACTCGTTAAACTCAAACAGGTCTTCCTCTAGCTCATTCTTATCTAACGCAGCAAACTCAAGAAAATCAATATCAAGTAAATTCTTGTTTGCCTTTGAGTCACTAAGCAATTTGATAAGTTTCTTCTTTGGTGGTTTGATAATCAATAAGTTGTTAATCTGGTCTAGTGTCAAATCTAGTATCACTGGTTTGGATGGTTTTGCTTCTCCTGTACCAACCACAGTTGACTGAAATGCTTGATTCATTATAACCTGTCCTACATCAGTCTCCACCGATATCTTACCCACTGTCCCGTCTTTATTAGGTAACAGAATAATTAAAGACTTACCAACCTCATCCACCGTCATACTGAACGCCGTTCCCAACACACCAATTCTTGCTGTTGGTGTCCGAATGTCCACGTTCTGATTATTCAGCTTCGCAATATTACCACTCGCATAACGCACCGTGCCAAGTGCAATATTCATAACCAACTTCGACCCCTTTCTAGAGTTGGGGTCATAGATAAACTCATCGATAACCAAGGCACTGTGGGCACTCACTGCTACGTTGGTGTCATCAACAAACTTGATACCAACATCGCCTTTACCAGTTTTCACCGTGTCCTTGAACTCAATATCAGAACCCTTTTGCAAAACAGAGTTTTCACCTGACCGTTCTACAGAAGCATTCCCTTTGTGTTTCACCACATTCCCAATAGCACCATAAGCACTGGTACTAAAGAGAATGATACTAATCGTCCATAGTAATCGTAACACTGTGATTTGACCCCACTGTTGTCACATCTACAGCTCCATCATAGGCACCACCCTGTGTAATTGAAAATGTGCTAGATGAACCAGTGTGATGAAGAGTTGTGTCTTGATCAGCAGCACCAGTGTGTGTTGATGTAATCGTATTACTCCCGCCGATAGCTGTGATGTTCGTCACCTTCTTGTCACCAACACCCATTGTAGCAGTGCTGTTTTCATTTACTGTAATAGTATTGCTATCGCCTGTCGCAGTGATATCAATATCAGCATCATCGGTTGCAGCATTATTACCCACGTTCACTGTTGTTGTATTTGAACTACCAGTGATTGTTTGGATAATACTATTGTCATCAGATGCAGAGTTAGCACCAACAGATACGTTAGACGTATTACTATTACCTGTCTGATTTATTGTCAATGTCTGTGTTGCACCGACAACAGATGCAGCAATGGTGTTAGTGTTACCAACCTGATCAATGTCTAACGTCTGGCTGTCACCTGTTAGAGTAACATCAGTTGTATCATCACCGAACTTATTGGTCTGTCCGTCTTGATTGATGTTTGCAGTCAGGCTCGCACCAGACTGTGTTATGTAAACGTCACTCGCATAACCCACACTACACATGACAAAGTAAGCGAGTATTGTAAGTATGCCCGTTCTCATTTTCCTTTCTCCTCTTTAAATTTCCATAATTCTTTTTGCTCACCTTCCTTGATAATTTCAATAACTGCTTGTTCGATTGCCTTCCTCACTGCATAGGTTGTGGACTCATTATCCGTTATCCCAGCCTCTGTCTCTAGCAATTTAGTTCCCATATCTAAAAACTTAAAAACTGTGGCAGATAACTTTGTACTCAGAATAGTTTTCTGAGAACTGACTGCCAAAAGTACTTCACCTGTCTGTACAGATATTAATCGTAAAGCCACTGTTACCATGTCTTTACGATATTCATCAGATACACCAATACCCAGATATCTTACCCCCATACCACCTGTACTTGTATTGGTGTCATACCCAACTATGCCCCCTGTCAGCAATACTCCCGCAAACAATAGGGGTTTAATCTTTTCTGCCGTATCTCCGTCATAGTTCTTTCTTGTGTTTCGTATAATCTGTCTTTCTTTTAACAGATTTTCCAGTTCCATTCTTTCTATGACTTGAAACCACTCGCCCTTACCTGCTTTCTTTAGGGCTTGGATTAACCATATATCTCCACCTTGTGTCACTGCACTACTTAGTAATGCAAGTGATGAGCTGGATTTTCTTTGTCCTGTTACGTCATTGAACTTATACACTGCCACCGGCACCTTACGTTCAGGCGGTGTTATGTTGTATAGTTCATCTACTAACGGCACAGTACTAGGTACAGGAGCATCCTGTGGTTGGATGCTCGCACAACTAGAAAGTAAAGTCGCCAACAGGAACAGTGATAACAGTCGTACTACCATTTGCGTCCACAATCGTTAAATCTACGGTTTCGCTACTCTTGACATAACTAATTGTTGTTCCTTCAAAAGTAACTGTACCGGAAGTTGAAGCATCTTCTCCAAACATACTATCTACTAGTTGTTTTGAAAGTTGTGCATATATTCTTGATTCCACATTCTTCATAAATTTAGAAAGGTTTGTATTTGCAGCATCTCGTATTGCTTGACGTTCAGCAGCTTCTTTCTTTTCTCTAATTGCTTGCGACCTTGAAAACTCTTGGTTCTCAATGGTCAAAACATGTGCGCTGTATCCCTGACCACTAAATGCGGGTGACTTCCATGTGTGAGTAAGTTCCCCAGCATGTGAAGGTGAGAGGAATGCACATCCGAAAGCAAAGAGCGCACCGACAAATGCCCCTATCAAGAATGATTTGAGCATATCACTATCGTGCCAGATTGCCTGATTTTTAAAGAATACATCAGAAGCATGATGACCTGTTTTTAGACTGAAAAAGTTCCTACTCATCCTTCTTCTCCTTTTCTATGTCACGAAGTTCCAGAATCGTATTGATTTTCTGGTCCATTCTTATCATGTCATTATCAAGCATCCTTACTCTGTCAATGAGAGATATAGTTGTCATCGTAGCTTTGTCGAGTGCGGGTAAAATTTGTTGAGTCACATACTTCCATATAAAAAATATAAAATAACCCATACCAACAGCCATGACAACAGTTATACCTTCGTCTTGAACCGCTTTAATAATATCTTCCACACAACTAATCCTTTCTGGCGTCCTCCTTGCCATCGGCTGCAGACATCCTACGGACATCTGGCTTCACACCCAATACATGGCATACCAAAGAATCTAATCTCACAATTTCATTATTAAGGGTTTTGACACGGTTATCTAATGCCGAAATCAAATTATTCAATGTTGCAGCAGAATCCACAACAGAGGCAAGTATATATTTTAGGAGTATAACAATAAAAACACCACCGCCTAGTACAGCAGTGATGGTAAAACCTAACTCAGCAATAACATCAAAGATTTCCATACGGTATTCTCCTATGGATATTTAGGTGATTTGAGTGTTTTAGGTCTTAATTTCGTGTAGTTTAACGAAATATTCTGCATCAACCACCACAAGGGGTTTTTGGTTGTTGCGTTTAATGAACACTATTGGTTCATAATCACCAGAGTTTGACTCTGCTTGTTCGTATGATTTCCATACGTTGAGTGCTTCTTGATTTTTGCACTCAATAGAATATGGAAACTTCTCTCTCGCAGCACGGGCCATGATAAGGTCTTCACCCCCTGCACCCATACTACGAGACTCTACATCCTCTGGATGTACGTCAAGTTGTTCAATCAGCTGATCACGAACCCATTGTTGAAATCTGCGACCTTTTGCCTTAGCACTACTGGTCTTCACCATTGTCTCCAAGACCTCTTCGTGTTCCAGTAATAAAAAAATTAGTCATCCCTATCCTCATACTCTTCTACTTCATCTTCAAGTTCTTCTGCGAGTTCACCCCCACAGAATACACAAAACTTTAAAGAATAATAGTGTTCATCCATAGAGTGCGTTATTTTAAACTCTGCTTCACATTCTTCACATACTATAAGTTTCAAGCTACTGCCTCATATGCGTCATCCCAACTACCTGATAATCCTGCCACCTCATACTCAGTGACACGGTTCTCAAAGAAGTTAGTGTGGTCTGCACCGTTCAGTACCCACTCCAACCAAGGCAGAGGATTTTCCTTCACCTTGAAATTGGTTTTCAAACCCAACTGTAACAAACGTCTATCTGTTATATACCTTATATATGATTTTACTTCAGACGCATCTAGACCTTCAATCTCACCCATCTTGTATGCGAGGTCAACGAATTTATCTTCCAATTTTACAGCAAGTCTGGCCATAGAATAAATATCTGTTTTAAAATCATCATCAACTACCTTGGGATGTTCAACACAGAACTGACGAAATACCTTTGCGTTCCCTTCAACATGCATGGACTCATCACGAATAGACCACTCAACAACCTTACCCATACCCTTCATCTTACCGAACCGTTGAAAGTTAAGAAGCATAACAAATGATGCAAACAGTGCAACACCCTCGTTGAACACAGACTTTGCAAGTGCAAGTCCTAGTCCCTTCATGGTAGCATTGTCTGACTCCTGCATAAACTCAATCTTATTGACCATCTCTTTATATTCAAGAAATGCATGATACTCACTGTCGGGTAATCCAAGCGTCTCGTTCAACAATGCATACGCACGTTGGTGAATACCCTCACGAGCAGCAAAGGAACCAAGCATGTTACGGATTTCATTGTTCTTAAACTTAGGAATAAACTGATCATAATAGTTCTGACCCACAGCCACATCGGACTGTGTGAACAAACGCAGAATGTTGGTGACGTAATCTTTCTCAACCTGAGTAACCTTACCAGACTTCCAATCCGATACGTCCTCTGACAAATCAAGTTCGTCCTCAATCCAATGTGCCTTCTCATGTCGTGTAGTAATCTCTACTGCCCAAGGATAGTGAAACGGTTTATAGGTTTCGCTGAATTGCAATAGTCCACCACCACTACGTTTCTTGAGAAGTTCATCACCCATTTTCATAAGGTCATCATAGCCACCGATACGTTTGTCGTCAATAAAGATTTGAGGAACGGAATTAACTCTACGAGTATTCGTCTCGCCTACCACTTCGGTAGCACCGTTGATCGTCTGATAAAATGCAAGACGTTCTTCTTCGTTATCAATCAACTCCTCTTCATACTCAAATGCATGTTCCTTCAACCAACTCTTAGCCATCGTACAAAATGGACAATCTGTTTTTGTTACTACTCTTATCCCTGACATGCCACACACTCCTCTTGACTCATAGCCTGAGTCTCATAATCTTTCAATGCTTCACGCACTACCTTGGTTGATACATTCTCTGCTTTGTTTGAAGTTTCTGTGCGTAGGTAATACAACCCCTTGCAACCCTCTTTCCAAGCATTGTAGTGTACTTTATGTAGGTCTGCCTTCGACGCACCCGCTGGAAAGAATATATTTAGAGACTGCCCCTGACACAGATACTTTTGACGATCTGCGGCTTGAGTTACGATTGCGTTCTGGTCAATCTCAATCGCAGTTTTGAATACCTCCTTCACCTCATCAGATAGGAATTTTAGATGTTGCACAGAACCACCATTAGTGATGATTGAACTCCATGTAGTTGCATCATTCTTACCAATCTTCTCCAACTCTTCTTCAAGATATTTGTCTTTAACCAGATGTGAACCAGCACGGGTTCTGTGTGTGTAAGCATTTGCCTTACTAGGTTCAATAGATGGTGATGTACCACAGATAATAGAACTATTTGCATTAGGTGCAATAGCAAGAAGATGTGAGTTACGCCGTCTTGTACTTTTCATATCAGGACATTCTCCACGTTCTTTCGCAAGTTGTTCTGTCTCTAAAACTGCTTCCGATTTAATTCTATCAAACATAAGAAGGTTTGCTGCATAAGCTTGTTCTGAATCAAAAGAAATATGGTGTTTATGCAGATAAGAATGCCAACCCATCGCACCCAAACCAAGAGAGCGTTCTTGTGTAGCAGAATACCTTGCGCGACTAATCTCGTCACCAGCATTATCGATGAAGAACTGAAGCACGTTGTCTAGGAATCGAACAAGATCACGAATCATTGTAGTATCCTTCCAATCGTCATACTTCTCCAGATTGACAGATGACAGGCAGCACACAGCTGTGCGGTCATCATTGGTAGGTAGATGAATCTCATTGCATAGGTTAGACCCGTTGATCTTCAATCCCTTGTCTTTCATGGTCTGTGGCAATGCACGATTAGCAGTATCAATGAAGTTAAGGTATGGTTCGCCTGTACGATAACGAATCTCTAGGATCGTCTCCCACAACTTCCTTGCTCGCATACTATCACGCGCATCCTGTTCGTTTGGGTCAACCAAGTCCCACATCTCATCGCGCTCTACAGCTCGCATGAATGCATCCGTGATATTCACCGCATGGTGCAGATTTAGGTTCTTACGATTGACATCTCCTGTAGGAATACGCATATTAAGGAACTCAATAATATCAGGGTGGGATACATCCATGTATGCAGCGTATGACCCCTTACGGGTCTTCCCCTGTCGATATGCGGTCATATCAGCGTCCACTGTATGAATGAATGGCATTGGGCCGGGGGCCTTATCTGACACTGCACGGACATCACTCCAATGTCCACCGACTCCACCACCCTTGACTGACAACCACCGCAACTCAGCAGAATGGTCAATCAGTCCTTCCAGTGTATCGGGGACATATGTAAGAAAGCAAGAGATAGGAAGTGCGCGGGTTTTCTCACCCGGCATCGGAGCATTGGATAACACAGGTGACGCAAACATGAACCACCCATCACTTACATAATCGTAAATGCGTTGTGCCAGTTCCATGTCGTCATATGAATACGCAACCGCTGCTCTTGCATATGCCTGTTGTGGTGATACCTCATCCTTTGTCTGGTAGTAATCTGTAAGTAACTTCTTAGCTTGTTCTGATAGAGATTGATCTTTTGTTCTGTCTATTTTGATCCCAACGTATTCTTCTGTGGTTTCGAGGTATACAACTTCAGCGGTTGCGACTTTCATTTCTTGCTCCTATATCCTTCTCCACTCTGCGAACCTCAGTTTTGCTGATGCACCTGAGAAGGTATTGTTTGTTATGATTTCTTGTACTTCTTTCTTAGAATAACCAGCGATAATCATATCGTTGATATCCTTCTCCTTCATATGATCAGGCCACAGGCATACGCTTTTCCCCTGATCTATCGTCTTCTCTATCTGTTTGTTGATCTCCTTGTTTCTAGGTTCATTATCGTAGATAACCGTGAGGTTACCCTTTATATTACTAAAGTCTGCACCAGCAACCGCAATACAGTTATCTAGAAACAGACTATCTAATGGGCCTTCGACAACAAGGATAGGTTTGCTTTTGTCTACCTTATCCAGACCAAATATCTTCTCACGCTCCTCATCAATCTTGATGGTGATATACTTAGGTTGTTCGTTACCAAAGGCTCTACCCTGATACGCAAACACTTCACCACTCTCATCACGAAACGGAATAAGCAACCTTGGATGATCACCATCCAAAGAAGGAAACTTACCTTTGATTATCGAATTCGTGAATTTAAAAAATGACTCGCATAGATACAAATCGGAGAGCGATTCCACAGGGAGTTTTCGTCTTTCAACAATCTGTCTCGCTGGGTGGTCATCAGGCAGGTTCTTAATAGATTGAAGACCTTCAAGGATACCCTTTTTGCGAAACATTGGTGCATTGAATTTGAACTCCGGCTGAGGACTACTACGAGTTTCGACCCCTTTTTTGTATCGTTCAAATATATAGTCTTTGTAAGTTTTTGAGTCTACGGTCTTGACAAGATTACCCAAAGACGCGCCAACTCCACAATTGTGACACTTGAAGAACAGGTCATTCTTCTTGCGAAAGACAAACCCTCTAGCCTTAGTTCTTGATTTCTGGGAATCCCCACAATAGGGACAACGGAAGTTCCATAGATTATCGCCCTTCTTCTTGAACTGCTGAAGGTATGGACTGATAATGTTTAGATATTTGGTATCAAT